GTATTTTTTTGCAATGGCCTGTTCAAATGCTTAAAAGAGGGCATGAATTAGCCATTCCAAGGGAAAATAATTTATACTGGTAATATAAAAAGCTATTGGAGGTGTTTGCGATGGCAATGAACAAAACGCAACTTTTGGCAATTCTAGCAATTATCGTGCAAGTAGCCGGGCAGCTTGGACTCTCGGCATACGCTGAAATTTTACAAACAATCGGAACTGCAATTATATCCGTGCTAGTTTTATTCGGAATTGTCCAGACTGAAAAAGTAAAGGCTATATTGAGAAAAGCCAAAATGTTATAGGAGGAAAAGATCATGGATCCAGATAGTTGGGCCGGAAAGAGGGATGACAACAATCTTCCCGAAGATCAGATTGTGGAGGAACTGAAACTCTACAATGATGTGGTCGGAAAGATCAATCAAGGCATAGAAACGCTTAACAGATTGCAAGGGGAAATAGCCCCTGCAAAGACATTGCGCCAGGCAACGCTAGAGCTTTTAGAAGTAACAGAAGAACTAGAAGGTCTTGAAATAACGCTGCCGCACGTAGGAGTCGGCCCTCATGTTTGAAACGGCCAAGGAATATCTAGATAAGTTAAGAGGAAGTAATAAGGTCTGGGTAAGGGGTGTTCTGAACAATACCTTGAATAGGGAAGGAAATCAATTCTGGTATCAATTAAGGCAAAGCGCTGCGGAAACTCCTGCGGGAAAAGAGAGCGAAGTGTATTTGCAATTTAAGGCAGCCGGAGAATATAGGGCCAAAGAGTACATTGCAAATTTAAATAAAACACAGGACCAATACAAGTACGTGATCACCGGAACCGTAGCAATTAACTGCCCCAAGGTAGAACATACAGTTTCTCCACCATGCCCAACATGCCCGAAATAAAATAACCTTATTATTTTTATTTTTTAAGAGGAAATCATGAGTATAAAAAATCCAGTATGGGAAAGACAGAAAGGCGAGACTGCCGTATCTTTTGCTAAATTTAAAATCTATTTAAAGGCAGATCACACGCAACCTTTAAAGGAATTCTGCGAATCTCAAAATTGGAAATACGGGACCACAAAAAAACTTTTCTATAAATATGACTGGGCTAATCGAGTGATGCAATATGATAATTACATGGTGGCAGCCGAAACAGAAGCGATAAAAAAGAAAAGAGCGGAAGATGCAGTCGAGAGAGATATCCGCCACGTCAAGATGGCCAAATTGCAGCAAGAAATCGGGGAAAAAGCACTGGCCCAAGTCGGACATAATGTAACGGTGAGGGAAGCCATCAAACTCATAGAGAATGGGGTAAAAATAGAAAGGGAGGTCGCAGGAGAACCTTCAGAAATTCATAAGCACGAAATAGACGTGCCAAATGAAATAAAAATCCGTATCGTGACAAGAGAGGACATTGAGAATGAGCGGAAGTCCGTTTCTCCCTGATTCTTTTTTATTATTTTTTCTTTTACTCTTTTCATTTTGTTGCGGATTCATACCCTTGTGTATAGTAGTAGGTTTTTTATTGTTAGAGGACTATATTAAATTACTACTAAAAAGAGTGTGGGGAAAAATCCGTGATATACTTTATTGAAGCGTTTCATAATTTTTTTAAGGAAAACAGGAAACACCGTTTTTTAGCAATTTACGGGGGTTCTGCTTCCGGTAAATCTCATTCAACGGCCCAGGAGTTCTGTATCCGATTCATCAATGAGACTAACATCAGGATGGCAGTCATGAGGCGAACTTTGCCGTCTTTAAAAACATCGGCACTATATGAAGTTCTGGAAATTCTTGAAGAGATGAATGTACCCTACGAATACAACAAATCTGAATTGATACTCCGCTACAAAGATAATGAAATGCTATTCAAAAGCCTTGACGATAAAGAGAAAATCAAATCAATAAATTTAAATTATGTTTGGATTGAGGAAGCTACCGAGATACCGTATGAAGTTTTCATGCAGCTAAATCTGGCGACAAGAAGACATAACGATAATGGCAATAATCAGATAATACTCACATTCAACCCCATCAATCAATTTCACTGGATTAAAATGGAAGTGTTGGAAAATGCACAGGATCCCGACAAACCAAGGGAAATAGGAAAATATGACGTGGCGGTCATGCACTCCACCTGTGAACTTAACCCGTTCCTATCTGAAATTGAAAGGGAGGAAATAGAGAACTTCAAGAATAGAAATCCCCACTTTTATCATGTTTATACCCTTGGTGAATGGGGCCAGTTATCAAATATAATTTATACCGAAGGATTACATTATTTTATTGAAAAAGAAGCATATTGGGTTAGAAATCCCCCAACCGCATATGGTCTCGATTTTGGATTCAGGGATTACATGGCATTGGTGGAATTAGTCTACAAGGATCAGGAATTTTGGAATCGTGAATTATTATACAAGACAGAATTGACAACGCCTGAATTAATCAGGGAGTTTAAAAATTTAAGGGTACTGTCGGATGTCCCAATATGGTGCGATTCAGCAGAACCGGACAGGATAGCCGAAATAGTGGCGGCCGGATATAACGCCCAACCTGCAAAGAAACCTACAGTCGCTAGGAGTTTAGATGTGGTGAGAAGCTATAAAAGGCACATCCACGAAGAAAGCACAAATTTTATAAAGGAGTTGCGGAACTATGCATACCAGGAAGTCCAGGGAAAAGTAATAGAGGTTCCGGCAAAGGGAAAGGATCATTTAATGGATGCTGAAAGATATGCAATTATAAGCATAGTGAAATACGATGAAGATTCGGGGCCTCAAATAGATTATGGCCGGACAAAGATACCCGGATTTAAATTTGGCGGCTCAATCCCGAAGATGTAACCAAAAGACTTATATATATCACAACATATATTCAAGTGGTGATAATATGGATGAAAAATGTATGAATATTAGAGATGAACTAAGACTAGGAAATAAACAAATATCTCAATTAAGGAATGAAGCATGGGGCCTATACGAAAATAGAAAATACAAAGAAGCTTATGAAATATATGATTACATTATTGAGAATATATACACAGAAAAAGAACTAAAAATATCAGAATTTGCAAGAACTGATCTAAAAATATTAACTGACTTTAGAAACAATGCAAGATATATGTTAAAACAAGAGACTGAAAAAATCTTATTAAAAAAAGATAAAGTGAGCTGTAAAATTAATTAAATTATAAGGTGATCTCATGATTGATACCTTTATGTTCGAGGGATTATCTTGGTAACAAATCCACCAGGATACATGACCGCCTATTGGCAAATGAAGAAAAGAGAAGTTTTTTTAAGCCGTGGGAATTGCTGCTGCAAATGCAGAAAAGCAGAAGGCACTGCAACGCTAGAACTGCATCACGTTATGAATCGGCCAACAAGAAGAATCGGTGGCCTGAACAGAATTATAGAAGCATTGAAATATCCACAGCGAATGATAATACTCTGCTCGGAATGCCATCTGGAAGAACACAGGAGAAAATAAAATGGGCTTAAAATATTGCATGATGTGTGGCAAATTAGTTAGGGGAAATGAAATCAATAGTGTTAATCTAATTTTCGCTTTTGGCAAATTCTACAAAGTAACGAATAATATTTATAAGAATCCTTTTTTAGTAGTATGTGATGATCCAATATGTAAAAATACTTTTTCAATATGGTTTATAATGGATTATTGTAGGACCGCACAAGAAAGAGGGATTGATGTATATGAAAAAGATTGAAATGGATGAATCCAAATGGCAAAGACAATGAAACGTCATATTGAGAAGGGCCTCTGTGAGGAAAGGAAATACAAACTGATAAGCCGCATCGTGGGAAAGGGCCAGATAAGATACATAGCCAAATGCCCATTCTGCGACAACGTAAGGGAATTTGTGGCTTCCGTGGAATTAGGGCATGGGGTAAAATGCGGATGCGGAGCAATGTTCTTTAAAAGACGGTGTTATTTTTACCATTACCACAACAACAAACTGAAGCGAAAGACACCAGATGATGTCCACCATTTATCGATACAAATCCGATGTCCAAATAGGTCAGGATATTCACCGATAAGTATTCAACATTGCCTGGAATGCGAATTCAAGCGAGAGATAATCCTGGAAATGGGAATGGTCGAATGCAAGTTTAAAAGAGGGAAGAAATGAATCAAGATCCAGAAACAACAGCAAAGCGAATAATCCGAGTCTTTATTTGTGAGCCGCCCAATCCCAAAGAAATAAATGCAAAAAGAAAGCCCAATTGGTATAGGAATATCACGGATGCGGAGGGCCCACAATGAGAGATTTTAGAATCCCAAGATACAAATGCATAGTTTGCGGAAAGACACCCAGCAGTTTTCGAGCTTTCATAGGTAAGACCAGTTTGGGTATCTGCACAAAATGTTGTGATGATTACAGATTCACCGAAGAACAGGTAATGGAAAAACTCAAAAATCAACGGGAAGAAATGATTAACAAATATCCCCGATATGCAAAGCCTTTTTCCGTCAGGCATTGGGAAATGAATAAAAACAGATTGGATGTTATGTGAAATAATCTCTTTTTTTAAGGTAACTTTAAATATTTGTAATAATCTATTAGTGTGATGAATATTGGAAAGGAAGAAGGAATCACAATTCCATCGACAGGTTATAGGTACACGGATCCTGAAGTCACAGCGACAAAACTACGGGAATACAGGGACAACGTTTATGGGGCCGGACTCTCAAACAAGCAGAACAATCTTTTATTCGTTGACGAATTCACCGTGGAAATTCTGGATCCGAAAGGGGAAACTGACACGGACCTTCAAACAGAGTTTTGGCAGATGCTAAAAAACGCCAAAGTATGGCCATCGATGATGCAGACATACAACGATTTATTCTGGTTTGGGGCAGCTTTTTTTAATCCGGTAGAATCCTACAAGGGTAGTTTATTCAGTTTAAAAGAAATGCGCCATCTACCTGCATACACATTTGATTCGCCACCACCGGGAAAGGCCAATCTTTATGCCGATATCCTGCAAGGGGTGTACCCAGGGGCCGATGGCATGGAATATTGGCAAACGGTAGAATACCAATCAACGCTTTTAAAGAATATAATCATGTTCAAGGATCCTAGGGAAGAAGGAATAGCCGGAAGGCCATATGTCTTGCCCCTGGTCCCGGTCTTTAATATGCTGACCTTTGCGTGGAATGCCCAAATGCAGAGGGTAAATCGGGTAGGCGCACCACTGCTAGGGATGACTGTCGTCAATCCCAAGAAGGCTAGTGAAATGAACGGCAACGTAAGCGACAGCGAATACACCAAAATGTTCATGGAAAATTGGGGAAAGGATTCGGCATACGTTTTCAGGGAGAGCATGATACCCACAGAGTTGAAGGTCCACGAAAGCGATGTGGCCGATGAAATAATAGACTCACTCCATAAACTGACAATGGACTACATGAATCCGGGTGCTTTTATTTCCAAGCAAGGAACTTTAATCGGAGGATCCTCGCTGCCAGAACAGGACATGGTCATGAGATACGTGAACGGTGTCCACTCGATGATGGAAAATCAATATAACGCATTTTTACAACGCTACCTTGATTTAAACGGCTACGAAGGCTACACACTAGGCATTCATGTACCAAGGCCATCAAGCACTCATGTCGACCTTGATATCCAGAAGGCCAGGGAAGGATTTAATACCCAATCGCTACACCCGAATGAGATCCGGCAATTGCTAGGCCTGGAAACCCTGGATGATGCGGAACTCGAAAAGATAAACGGTTTTTATGCACAAGCTTCCAAAGCCTCTGCAGCAGCAGCCTTTTTTCAGGCGTTGAAAGAAGACACCAGAGATGAAAATCCCCCAAAAGAGGAAAAAAAAACAGAGAATAAATTAAAGGGTGCGCTTGATATTTTAACTGACGATATATTAGCCGCCCTCGATAATGAATGATTGTGATTCCTTGAAAAAGAAAACTATAAAAAGTATAGATAAGGCTTTAGGTAGATTTAAGGATAATCTAATTGATATTTTAATTTCAAATGCCACAAAAGCCCACCTGACCGGAAGTTTGAAAGGTTATAAAGATTTGAACATTAAACCTGAACTAGACCTTGTTAGGTCAGATTCTCTTAATTTTGCGAAGGCGTATAAAAAACTTTTAGTTGAAGATGGGGCCACAATCATCAAAGGTGAAAAGGTGGCGTGGCTAAAAGACCACAATATGGAAACTAGAAAACTTGTGCACGACATAATCCAAAAAGGATTAGCGGAGGGGAAATCCCCAACGATAGGAAAGGAATCAATAGCAAAAGAACTGGGAAAGGTCATGGAAGGTCAGGAATACAGGATGAAAAGAATCGCCAGAACGGAGATTGCTTATATTCAGAATAAGGGAACCGTGCAATCCTACAAAAATGCAAAGGTAACAAAGGTCCAAGTGTTGGACAATGAAGGCCCAAATTCATGTGCAGAATGTGAAGAAGCAAACGGCCAGATATGGACTTTAGAATATGCGGATACACACGAATTGGAACACCCAAACTGTTTCATAGATCACCAAATTCCCATATTTACTTCAGAAGGGTGGGTGCCGATAGGAAAAATAAAAGTCGGTAATTTGGTATTGACTCATGAAGGCAGATTCAAAAAAGTAACAGAGTTGGTCCAAACGCCAAAACAAACTCCCGATGTTGTAACTATTGAAATTGGAAATTCAAGGACCAACAATAAAAAAATCACAGTAACTAATACTCACCCAATTTTAACTGTTGGGGGATGGAAATACGCTAAAGATTTAACAGAACATGATAATTTAAAAGTATTGGCTAATAAATGTCAATGTGGGGAATTAATTCCATATTGGAAAACTATCTGCAAGGTTAGTTGTAAATCCAAAGAAACAATGTTAAAATTAAGGCAAGATCCAATCTGGAGGGATAAAAGCAGAATTGCACAAAAAAAGAAAATGCAAGAGATTTATAGCAATCCAGAGAATAGAAAAAAACAGACTGCAAGTGCAAGAGTGGCTAGTATGGAATTACTAAAGAACAACAATCATCCATTCCAGAAACTCGAAACACATATAAAGTCTAATCAGGCATTGGCAAAAAATAAATATAGAACTTATCTGGAAAAGAAGATAGCATGGCTTCTAAACGAAATGGGGATATCTTATATTGCACAACCCATAATTCATCTTGAAGAAAAGGTTAATGGCCGATTAAGGTATTATAAACCCGATTTTGTATTGAGAGACCACAAGATAATCATAGAATGTGATGGTAGTTATTGGCATGATAAGAATAATGAATACGAAATAGAAAGGCAATCTTATTTAGAAAGTTTGGGATATTTAGTTATCAGATTTGCTGAAGACGACATTAGAAATAATTTAGAGTTGTGCCAAAACACTTTAACAAGGATTTTGATGAATCACAATCACGAATTTAACTTTTTAGAAATGAAAATTAAATCATTAAAAAAATGGACACCTCAGATACCTAAAAAACTATATAATTTTTCAGTTGAAGAAGATGAGAGCTATATCGCAAATGGAATAATAGTTCACAATTGCGTTAGGGCTTTTGTGCCAATAATTGACGAATTGTCGCCAGAATGAAAAATAACGTTTTTTACTCAAATACCCCACCTAAATTGTACTTTTAGCTTACTTTCAATCACCAACTATTTATACAAGATACAAGATATATTAGGCTAATGCAATCAAAAGCTATCAGGAGGGGTTACTATTTTTGAACATGATGCCATCGTGGAACGGCTAGAAGATATAGCCGGAGACCGATACCTTCCAAGAGATGTATATGAAGAATCACTTAAATTGTGGGAAGGGATCCCCATAATTTATGCACAAGAACACCCAGACATGACACTTTTAATTAAAGATCCTGAAAAAGCACTTGAAAACGTCAAGGGCAGGATTATAGGAAAAATTAAAAATCCTCGTATTGAAACAGAGGGCCAACCAAGAATGGAAGCCACATATATTTGGGATGACAAAGAAGTTGAGGAGCTTTTCTCGATGGGAACGATAGCAACATCAACAGGTTCTTTCTGCGAAAGTATAGAAGATCCAAAGTTGCCCAAGGGAACAAAACGCCTCACCGGAACACAAATCCCCAATCACTTGCTAGTTTTCAAACGAGATGAACAAAACCTGCCTAAAGATAAAGGAACTTATATCCTAAATAAGGAGGAGATCAATTTGGCAGATCAGATTGAAAACAAAGGGGCAACAATGAGCAAAGAGAACGCTTCAGAACTCCGAGGTATATTGGATAAACTCCAGTCGCTATTCAAGAGAATGGCAGGTACACCGGAAGAAGAAGAACACAAGGAAACCGCCCCCGAATCAAAAAAAATAATTGAGGACACAAAAATGAAAGAAGAAAACGAGGCCCTACGCAAGGAAGTTGAGGAAAAGAATAAATCCCTCACGGAACTCCAGGCAAGGGTAGATGACCAGGCCAAAACTATTGAAACTTTTAAGAAAGAAAAAGAAGAACACAAACAAAAAGAAATGGAAAAGGCATGGGAAGAAGTTAAATCAAAACTTCCACCTGGATTAATCCACAAGGAAGAGCAGGAAAAAGAACTCAAAGCACTGTATCTCGACAAGCCACATGAGTTCATCGCCAAAGTTTCGATAATTAAGCCACAAAAAGAAAACGATCCTGAAGGGGAAGAACACGCCTTTAAGGAAAGTAGAGCATCAACAGGAATGACTGTGGGATGCTTCGACATGAATAAAAAGGAGTACGTGAAATAAATGGTAGACTACGGAATTGTTAAACCAAGCAATAAGATCCTTGAAAGAGGAACTCCAACTGTAATAACTTCACACAACATAGAAACAGCTACAACAATGTACGCAGGAAGGCTAGTCAAAGCCGGGACAACCGACTACGACATAGTTGTGAACGATGGAGTTTCACCCGTAATTGGGTGGCTAGGATGGGAACAGGCCGACATGAACAACCGCCCTGCAACAGTAGACACAATCTACGCTGCAAGTGAAGAGGCCCCTGTTTTAAGAGGGGGGGACTTCAACATAGTTGCATCATTAGCAGTAGGATTTGTAGCCGCAAGAGGGGATGTCTTAATTCCCTGGGGAAGTGGAACTGTGGCCCCGGCCGTACAGTTTCCAGAAGGATGGGGAGTCAAGATCCCATTCATAAAAAAGACATCAGAATATACCACAGGAGTCGTCCTACCACAATATATGAGAGTAAATGACGTTTGGGTACACGTAGTTACAAACGCTTCCGCAACAATAGACATAGGACTTTTATCTTCAGCATCAGGGGATGCAGATGGATTCGTAGATGGGGAAGATTTGACAAACGCTGGATGGGTAAACCACAATCTAGTCGATGCCTTCGCAGACAACATCACCCTTGGAGTTTTACTCGATGAAGTCCAGATAAAAGATGCAACAGGAGGTGCACCTGTTTTTACCCCAATAAAGACACCTTATGTAGTCGGAGCAACTGCTAAATCAGTTACTTATACCACATCAGATGCAACCGTGACAGGAAACTTTTACGTTGTAGTTTCAAGTCCAGGAACTTTCCCTGTAGCCATAGCAGAACAGCCAATTGATGCTTCAGCAGCCGCTGCGGACATAGTAGTAAGGAGTTTAATATAGGAGGAATAAAATGACAGACACAATATTTGATAAACTTTCAAGGTACTACGATACCGAACTTGTAGAGCCTTTAAGAGGTCAACTCATCGGAAGAAAGCTAGTTTCCGTTAACCCAAAAATCAAAGGGGAAGAAATCAAGAACGTTGATATTAACACCTTGACTGACATGGGTGCCGGAACAATCTCATACAACATCGATACAAATCAGCTTAACAGGGACAACATAGCCATTTCAACATCAAACGTGGAAATACCCTACCTTTTTAGAGGATACGAAATCCCAAAGAAAGAATACGAAACATTCAAGGCAAAGGGAATATCTGAAGATTCAGCAGCAATGCTCTCTGCGGCCCAGGCAGTCGGAGAGAAAGAAGATGCAATGATTATCCAGGGATGGTCACCAAATGGATCCACATACGAGATCAATGGACTATACCAGGGAGCCGGAAATACAGATGCAACTGCAAATGACTTCGGGGCCTACGGAGAGCCAACAATAGCTATCACAAGCGCAATAGAGCTCATGAATGCAGATAACGTCTACGGATCCGATTGGAATGTCGTCTTAAATTCCACACAGTATTGGGAATTGCAAAGATCCAGAAATGAAACTTCAGGATTAAGAGAACTTCCAGATATCGAGGCATTAATTGGAAAGGGTGGAATTTACTACTCTTCGAACATCACCGTAGGAACAGGAATGGTCACGGCATACGATCCAAACAGGAAATACTTCGACCTTGTAATACCTGCAGATATCCAAAACGATGTCGGGGCAGATTCAAGACAACCAAAACTTTCACCCATCTACGGAGTAGTGTACGAACTCGCCAGATTAAGAATCAAGAACTCTGTTGCAATCTGCACAATGACCGCAATATAAGGTGATTGTTACGATTGCCATCACCACAAAAATTTTATTTTCCCATCTAGGAATAGGTGGGGAATATTTCAACGCTTACAGGGGATAATCGCCATGGCTGTAACTTCTGACTTGATATCAAGCATTAGTCCTTATACGATAGGGGCATCAGAGGATATAACAAGCGCACAACTTGCAACACTCTTAAATCTTGCAGAAAAAAGAATTGCCAGGGAAAAGCCATCGGGCCTAGATTCTGATGCAGAAGATTATCTCACGGCCCTTCTGGTCTGCGATTTAATCGAAAAGAAACTTGGGAAATCCGGTCTTGTAAGTGAATCAATCGGGGATTACAGCTACAGCAAATCAAGAGGGGACAAATCAAGCTACTTGATGGAATACGAATCGGAACTTTTACAATACAGCATCGAACAGCCTTCAACAGGAATTAAGAGGGCAGATGCCCCTGACAGAACGGCCATGAAGAACTACAAATTGGACCAGAACAACATCGACACGATAACAGATGACGGAGGGCTAGAGGAATAATGACTAAAATAGATGACCAAACACTCCAACAAATGCTCTTAGTATTACAGGAAACGAATCGCAATTTAACAGGCTTAAAAAATTTACCTGAAACTACGATACGATTAGAAGAGCGGTTTGGCCATCTACAAAAGAGTCTGGATGATGTCTGTGAGGACAACAAAAAAGCAATAGCCGCAATTATAGCATCGATTAACGCTGTATGTGTAAGAATAGATAATGTCGAATCCCAACAGGACAAATTAAAAGGAACTTATGCTGTATTAATTCCCTTAACAGGAGTTATCGCTGCGGGGATAACATACCTGGTCACAAAAGCACTAGACAAATTGGCCCTAATTGCGGCAATACTCGCTTTTATGGGAGGCCCAAAATGACACAATACCTTACCCAAGACGAATTAAAAAAACGCCTTAATAACGTGCCAAAGAACATGCAGCAAGATGTCCTGGATGCCATGACCAAAGCCGCAATGAACATAGAAGGGGAAGCAAAGAAATACTGTGCCCCATCAACTACAATCTACGACAAGGCCCCATTTATTACAGGGACCATGAGAAGATCAATCTCAAGCTACGCCAAGATCCAGGGAAAGAAGATCATTGGAATTGTGGGTGCCGGGGTATTTTACGCTTTATACGTGCATGAGGGAACTGAAAAGATGGCAGCAAGACCATTTCTGTGGGATGCAATCAAGAACAAACGCCCCGAAACCATTAAATTGTTAAGCCAGGGAATCGAAAAGGCAATGAGGAGAGCGGCACAATGAAATCTGACATCTTCGGAAACGTTATCACAGCATTGAAGGCCAACACAACATTGGTCGGGTTGCTAGGAACTGCAACGCAAATCAGCGCCCCGAATAATCTAGGATCCTCAACATACCCATACGCAACAGTAAAAGGTGAAGATGGCCTAGGAACAAAAAGAACAGGGTACAACAGCATACTTGAAAGAGAGCAAGAGGGAGTTATCACGATAGAAGTCTACGTTAAAACAACATGGAAAGATGCAGATGATATCGTTTCACAAATCGATAAAACTCTAATATCCGATACAGTAACCGATACGTGGGGATGGAAAAAGGTTTCAGATTCAAATATCTGGATAGATGAAGAAAAAAATTATAAAAAGACAATGAGATATAGTTTTACTTATTTAATAACAGATAGTTAGGAGGAAAAACAATGGTAGCATATACAGGAATACACGGAACTCTGTCAGTAGGTGGATCAGAGATCGCCTTCGCAGAATTCTCCGTGAAAATTTCCAGGGGTGTAGCTAGTCACCCAAGGGCCGGAAAGTATTCGGACTTAAAAAGATCAGGGAAACTAGACATCACCGGAACAATAAAAAGAATACAATCTGATGCGGTAATGCTCGGAAGATTGCTCAACACCACAGCATTAACAGGAACTGCAGGAACAATGCACGCTGGATTGACACTAGACGGTAGCGATACCACATACGCAATAACAACAACTGATGCACAGGATTCAAGAGTAAGGCTTACAGTTACGGACTACGCAGTAACAACAGCCGGAACAGTAACTCTGATTGGAACAGATATCAACGGGAACAATCAAACAGAAACCATTGCAATAACAACACTCGCAGCAACCTCATACGTTACAAGCGGAAAAGTTTGGGGAACAATAACCCATGCAACCGTAGTCGATGTTAACAGCACATCTGGAGGGGTTCTAGCAGTTGCAAGTCTTGCAGGTAGCACAAACTACGCTGTAGGAGTTTCATCTGTATTTGATATAATAGGGGTAGTCGAAGATTCAGATGGAAACAGCATCACAATCACCGCCTCGAACTGCTTTTTAACCGATGGGGAACTTGTAATAAGCGATGCAGATACAATTTTATCCGAACCCGTAAGTTGGACCATGCAAGATCCAGATAGCGACTTCAAAATAGACGGAGTATTGGTGTAGAGGGGATTATTTGACAGATGATCCCAACAAGGCCCCTGAAGTGAATACTCAGGAAGGCCTTAAAAAATTTAAAGAAGCAGGAATAGAGAGAACACGCATAGAGAATGAAAGATGGGAAAAGGAAATCCAAGGGCTGCAATCAAGGACTGAAATACTAGAAATAGAAGAAATGGACCTTGGAAACGGTGTGAATATAGCATTGAGAACAAATCTCACACAAGCCGAAGCGGAACTGCTCGACACATACAAGGCCAAAATGCAGATAGCACAAAAAGATGGAAATGTGGAATTAGCCAGGGAATATTCCTACAAACTATATTCCCTAGTTACAGCAAATCCATTGATAACGGAAGAATGGTGCGCCAAGAACACAGATAAATATAATCTCATGGACATGACCGTTTTAATCGCAAAGTTCGGGGAAATCCTGACAGAAAAAACAATGAGGATAGTGAAGGCTCAATCCTTTCGGTCAAAGTGATACAGGAGTCAATTATTTCCTTTTCCTAAAATTCATAGGAATATACGATCCAAGAAAATTCGGGGAACTGCCTGATGATATTCAGGCTTTCCTAATATCAGCGTATAGCGAATATGTAAAAAAAGAAAATAAGATGTGATAAGAAAAAATGGATGGATTTATCGGAAATCTTTTGTTTAACATAATGGCCGAAAATAAAACCGATGCCCCAACCAAAGCAGCGATAGCGAATTTAGATAAAATGACCAAAGAAGAACGAGAGGCATACGAAGAACAAAAGAGAATCCAAGCGGCTAGAAAAGAGGTTTATAAGGCAACTGCTGTAGCGATAACTGCAATTGGAGGGGCAGGTATAGCCCTGATTGAAAGTGCAAAAGGAATGAATGCCGCCCTCGGAGTAACTGCCATGCAGCTAGGAGTGACCGAAGCCGAATTAAGAAATCTGGCCCTAGCAACAACAGATGTTACTTTTCCATTACAAGAAGTCCAGGCCACTTTCGATTTATTGACCAGGGCCGGAATGACCTCAACAGAAGAAATCCAAAAAACGGCATTTGCTTTTGATGCTCTTGCAGATGCAACAGGGTATGAAGCCTCACAGATTACAGATATAATGATCCCTGCATTTAACGCTTATGGAATAGCCCTAGAAGATGCAGGAAATTATACTGACATGATTACGCATTTAATGAGGAATACTACAATCACAATGGAGGATTTTTCCTCAACGATAGATAAATTGGCCCCGGATATCGGAACAATGGGCCTGACAATGGAACAAACAGTTGCAATACTAGAAGCCCTTGCAGCAAAGGGAGTCCAAGGGGCATCAGCAACAAGGGAATTTAGAACTGCGGTATCTTCAGCGAAAGGTGATCAAACAGCATTTTTAACAGCGCTAGGATTAACGGCTGACCAATTAATTCCATACCAGAAAGAACTCAAAGATGTCACCGGGATGACAAAGGAATACGCTGACAAAGCAAATGAGCAATACACAATACTTGATAAACTCAAACAGAAATGGTCCGAAGTATCCCTGCAGGTAGGATCCGCATTAACACCTTACGAAAGTATATTTGGATTAATGACGGCCCTTGGTCCGGTAATGATGGGGCTAGGGCCAATCATGAGTACATATTCAGCAATTCAAACTGGACAGGTAATACCCACATTAACGGCCCACGCTGCAGCCGCATGGGCGGCCATAGCGCCATATTTATTGATTATAGCCCCAATTATCGCAGTAGTTGCAATACTCTACATTTTAGAAAAGAAGTTTGGGGTAGTCACAAAAGCGATAGAAATCGCCACATCAGGATTTAAGATCATTGCAGAATTTATAAAAGGGGTTTTAGAAAAAGCCCTGGAAGGGTTGAGAAAAGCCGTAGACTTCCTTGCAGAACATATAACTTTATTTTTAGGGCCAATCGGCCTAGTTATAGAAGTATTCAGGAATTGGGATAAGATCACCGGAATCGTGCAAGGGGTAATCAATAGAGTCTTGAACTTATTAACAAACTTTAAAGATAAAATGAAGGATGCGGGAAAGAACATAATCCAGGGATTAATCGATGGGATAACTTCGCTGATTAACAAGCCCTATGATTTGATATTCCTGGCCTTAAAGAAGATTAGGAACTTATTACCCTACAGCCCTGCAAAAGAAGGGCCATTGAGCAAACCTGTTTCGTGGAAATCTTATTTAGTGGATCCATTGGATAATCTGGAATCATCATTAAATTCATCATTAACAAAGGGAATCACCGTTGCCGCAAACGTGGCCCCAGGATCACCAGGAATAGGATCATCTACAATAAATTATACGATAGGGCCCAATTATTTATCAAAGGATTACCCAATAGACGAACTGATGAAAGATATAGAATCATACGAACAGAAGAAACAAATTCAAAGAGGGGTGAGGCCTGTATGAGCGTAGTTTTTGGTACTACAACGCTTACGGATCCATCGCCTTTTGATATCGGGTGGCCCATCTTAATTAATGAAGTTATATTGATGAGCGGAAAACGTAGCATACAAGCATCATCTGCAACGGCTTTAAACGTAACATTCAAATGCCAAACCACATCAGCTACGGAATTATCGACTTTAAAAGGCCTGATAGGATCATCTGGAACTCTCACAATAGATGGCACAAGCTATACGAAATGTTATATTTCTAATTTCACATATAATGAAATATTGCCGGGAGTCTACGATTATACAATATCGTTCATACAAGATACAACCTAGGAGGTATAAAATTGGGAGTAGAAATAGGGGCTATTGTCCGGGATTATAACGGAGCAATAGTACAAAGAAATGGAAAAGGGGAAATCATCGGATACAAAGTCGATGAACTCTCCGAGGAATACAAGAAAAAAAATATTGGCAAATTCGGGAAGATAGATAAAAAAGGGGACCTCGTTGGATGCAAGATCCCGAACTTAAAGTCAAAAGACATCGAGAGTCTAAAAAAAGGAATTGAAGAATCAAATAGGAGGTATGACAAATGGCAACAGGAACAAAAGTTTGCACAGCAGGTTTAATAGAAGTTTGCAAGTTAATGACAGGAGTAGCAGCAGATGCCTTCACATACGTTGCGCTAGGTTCAGGGGACACAACTCCTGAAGCTGCCGACACTACACTAGGTACAGAAATCACAACTGCAGGAGGGCAGCGAGTAGTCGCTGACACTCACGAATACCAGGCAACAAACAAAGCAGTTTGGGTGGAAGAATTCACCTTTTCAGATACACTTGCAATCAAGGAATGCGGAGTTCTCAACGCTGCTGAAGCCGGAGATCTGTTAGTCCATCACGTGTTTGCCGCAACTATTAACGTAGTTTCGACAGATACGCTGACTCTGACAATCACCTGCACATTGACAGATGAAACCGCTTAAAGACATGAAAGATGAATAATTTTATTTTTCATTTTTTCATGTCTATTTTTTAAAATAAGAATGAGGGAATAAATGCCAATAACGGGACTCGGAATAGCAGTTACAAGTATAACTTTCAAAGGTAGCCGGAGCAGGGTAGTTTCAGCAGGTTTGGGATTATCGGCCCAGGTAACAAAGTCGGCTACTTTCACAAAGGCAGTTTCATGCGCTGTGGGAATTACATCAAGCATAGTTTATGTTTATGGAAGATCCCAATCCGTTTTAAGTAATCTAGGGATAGCCGCATCGCTCACAAGCCATGTGGACTTTAATCGGTCAGTAACGCCTAAAATTGGAATAACTGCAGATACAGAAACCGGTTCTGATTATATACGGTCCGTGTCTTGCGGCATAGGATTATCGGCATTAATCTCTCATGCTTCAAATTTCGTTAGGGGAGTAGTAACAAATATCGGGCTGAATATAACAGAAGTAACTTTAACCGATATTACATTTAGCAAGGGATACGTGAGGGCTGTCCCTTGTGAAATTGGCTTATGTGGGGAAGTTACACATAATGAGAATTATCACAGGTCCGCTTCTAGTAATCTAGGGATAGCTGCAACCGTTTCACATTCTGCAACATTTAACGGTACAGCCGAATTTAACATAGGAATTGTGGTAACCGAAATAACTACGGTCAAAGGGTATGCCGGACCTGGAACTCCGGCCATAGGATTAACAGTTTCAATTTTAACATCATCAACTTTTAGTAGGGCCGTGGATCCATCAATTGGGATAGCCGCAGGAATAACTTTTATTAAAGGTTACCCCCGGCCAATTACATCAAATATGGGAATTTCGGCAGCCGTAACTCACGCTGAAACGCTGCATAGGGCCATAGATGTGAACATCGGCCTGGATGTAACAGCAATCACAACAATCAAAGGATACGTTCCGTCAATACCCTGTGCAATAGGGATAGCAGCCGCAACTACAACAGTTCTCGGATATAACAGAACTGTCCAATCAGGCATAGGAATTGCCGCAGCAATTACCCACATAGAAACTTATAATCGGACCGTGGCCCTAGGATTAGGAATCGCAGGATCAATCGCCACATCTTCAACATTTAATAAATCCGTGGCCCCAGGAATTGGACTAGCCTCAACAGTATCAAAGGCCACAGAGTATTCACGGACCGTTGCATCGGGCATAGGAATTGCGGCAACAATCGCACATGTCGAAACGGTCCATGGATCCGCTACGCCATCACTAGGGATAAACGCAACAATATCAAGAGCCGGGACATTCCATAGGGCAATCGATTGTGGAATTGGAATAACAGCAGCAATAATTTATATTAGGGAGGCCACATCAACAATCTCACCTGCGATAGGACTTACTGCAGCAATAACTCATACTGAAGGGTATAATCGTGCCATACCCTGCGGATTAGGGATAAATGCCACACTTACCCATTCGGGGACCTTCAGCATTTCCTGGGCATTTGAAATTGGAATTGCCGTGGCCCCTGTTTCCACATCAACATATAATTTAAGCGCTGACTGTGGGATTGGACTAGCTGCAGGAGTAACGCATACCGAAGATTATAACAGGACAGTTTCACCGGGAATCGGAATCGCAGTTACAGATACGGCATCTGGAACATTCCACAAATCCGTGGCCTGTAATCTAGGCCTTACAGGATCAGTTTCAAGAAATCATGGATTTGTAAGGTCCACATCGTGCGGTATAGGATTGTTGGCATTAGTTTCAGTATCAAACACCTTCAGAAAAATGGGCCTGATGATCCACAACTGCACGATCAGAACGCTCAATCTTAAAGGCACAAACAGCTACGGAGAGTACACATCGACAACAAATGCAGATACAACAAGCGTACCGTGCAGATTTTACATACATTCGGGATACGCAACAAGAAATCAACAGGCCCAATTGACCACAACAGATTTTAAGATCCTACTCCCTAAAAATGCAATCGTAGAAGAAGGAAATCAAATAATCGGGGTATCTGGATTCACAGGGACATACACGGTCCGAAAGGTGTTTCCACGATACGATGGAAACGGCCTTCATCACTACGAATGCGACATAGAAGGTGAAATATAAAGGAGGAAATATCATGGCAGGTGAAAAATACGCAAGTATCTGGTTTGGGGCAAAAGACGAAAATCAAACGGCTGCCGCCAAGCCTGAAAAGTTACTTTATGGAACAAATCATAAGAGGGATGTTCTGGCCTTCGATAAGACAACGGCAGAAACGGCAGTTTGGGATCCGTTTAAAATGCCTAGTTTCTTCGATGCCTCAAAAGGTATCACTTTTACAATCGTAAATAGAACTTCCGCAACAACAGGAACAATCTGTTGGGAAGTATCTTTTGTCGGGACAGGGGATTCAGAAGATGAAGATCCAGCCGATTCCTTCGTGGCCCATGAAGCGGAAAACGTAGACGGAACTGCAAACGATTATACCTACTCAACATTAACAATAGCCTACGATGCCCATGGAATCGCAGCAGGGGACATGTGCTGTTTGAAACTCCGAAGGAAAGTAGCCTCGGATGATTGCGATGCTGACGTTCAATGTGAAGGGGTAGAACTACGAATAGAATGCACATCATAAAGGAGGGATTATTATAGATAAAATTGAGATAATTAGCAAACGAGTTGAAATGAACTTTATTGTTTTCGACTACAAGTATTATCCGGATGAAAAAGACACAACAAAATATATCCAATGGAACCAGAGAGTTGCAGCCGATTTTTTAATGACTGAAGATGGGCAAAAAGACACAATGAATAAACTTTTGGATAGTGGTAGGTCAAGATGGAATATCAATCAAATTGCCACCGATAAATCCGGTGCTTATGACTTGCCAACAACATTTAATCCAACAGATACAATCAAAACTCCGGTAGAAACTACACCGACAGCAGAACAAATATTCCAAGAGGCAGTTCAAAAGTTAGAACAATCAAAAAGGTATCTGGACTTGGGATTAATAAGTAAAGAGCAATACGATACAGAATTGGCCAAAGTGAAACTTTTAATGCCAAAGTAATTGGAGGTTTCTAATTGGCTATAACCGGACAATGTAAAAGACGAAGAATAGTAATTAACGCTGATGCTTACATTAGCGGTGCCACTTCTAATGTTCCGGTTTTAGTAAAATTTAATTCTACTTCTCACCCTGACTTATTTGCAACAGGGGATGACAAAGACAGCGTTTGGTTCTCAGCTGACGCTTCCGGACAGACCACGCTCTATCATGAAGGCGTTGTATTTGACGCAACAGATGCCATCTTTTATGTAAAGGTCGATTTAAGCTCAACTGCCGACACCGTTATTTATTTCTGGTATGGGCAACCAACAATAACAGGAACTGAAAGTGCCTCAAATGTTTGGACTAATGGGGTTAGAATATGGCACATGGAGGATTTAAACGATACTCTTGGTGCGGGAAATCTAACAAACTCTGGAACCTCCGAAAGCACAAGCGGGATTTCTGGAAAATGTAGGTCATTTGATGGCAGTAATGATAGTTTAACATTTAGCAATATTACAGTTTCAACTCATACCATAATGATTTGGTGGAAATCCGATATTGAAACGCTTCAATCATTAGTAAGCCTTGGTTCAACATTAATATATTCTTCTTATCCGATTATCAAACGTGATGATACGGGTGCAATTTTTATCCAATTCAGAACAGATAATTCGAGTGGAGTAAGAAATGGAACTATTGGAACTTGGGACACAAATTGGCATTTTATAACAACCATAGCACAAAATGACACCACGCCAGATGCGTATATGGATGCTTCGGCCATGACTCTTTCGGGAAGTGTAAGCACAGCACATCCGGTGATAAAAGGGCTTGGGGTTCAAGGGGATAATGATTATTATTGGTTTGACGGATTAATGGATGAAGTTTGGATATTTTCAGATAACAAAACTGCCGATTTCATAAAGGCAGTTTATGAAAATGTTAATAATTATTCAACCTTTATCACAATAGACGGTGCAGTGACAATTGGAAGCTCACCGAAGATGATTGTTCCGGTTTGGCCTGTTTCAGGTGGAACACCTTATGATGAAAGCCCAACGTGTGGAATTGGATTAACTGCGACAGTAACAAAACAAAGAGGATACGCAAGAGCCGTTTCATCAGGACTTGGAATATCCGCAGCAATAACAAAACAAGCAGATTTTACAGGGGCCGTTACTTGCGGAATCGGTATCTCCGTGCAAGGCCAGGCATTATCAGGATTTGATAAGAGAATATCCCTCACAATAGATCATACAAAATTATCAAGCACATTGACGGACTTTCCCCTTTTAATCAAGTTAAGCACATCTTCCGGGGTATCTGCCCAGGATATATCGGCAATATTCACAGAACTAGGGGCCAATAGCAAGAAGATAGCCGTGACCACAAGCAATAATACCCAATGCTACGTGGAAATTGAACGGTGGGATAATGCCAATAATCTTGCAATTCTGTGGGCCAAGATCCCAAGCATAAGCCATGAAACGGATACAACGCTGTACCTTTATTACGATAGCACCGCTTCTGATAATACAACGTATGTCGGGGATACGGACAGCGAAGTAGCAGAAAATGTTTGGGATAGCAATTACAAAGGAGTATTCCATTTTAATTCTGAAACTACAATAAAAGACAGCACATCAAATGACAATGACGGAAGTATAACAGGAACTCTAAGTTTATCCGATGGGCAAATAGGGAAAGCGGTCAGCATTGGGGCAAATGAATATATCACTTTAACAGATACAATAACCTTAACAGATTATACTTGGACAATAAGCTATTGGTTAAAAGAAGGTGCATTAGGATTTAACTGCATTGTCGGCTCCGATACTAATTATCATCATTTTATTAGAAATACGAATGTTGTGGCACAAGCAATTGTTCAAGCCATGTCAGATACCACAAATCAAAAGAATTATCGGGGAAATTACACCAGAGATACAGATTGGCATTATTATACTGTTAGAAGAACCGCAAGTGGGAATAATGTTAAGATCTTTGCAGATGGGCAAGAAACTACATACTCCGAAAGCACAATGGCCGACCAAGATTTAACACTTGACTACATAGGCCGATTTAATACAACGGAAGGGTATTCAAGTAACAGAACCGAAGGATTATTGGAAGAATTAAGAGTTTCCAATTCTGCGAGAAGTGATGCTTGGCTAATTGCAGATTACAATTCCCAAAATGATAGTTTAATCACATACTCATCTGAACAAAGTCTTGCAGGAGTTTCAACACAAGCAGATTTTAACAGGACTGTTTCATGCGGCCTAGGAATTGCAGCAGCTATATCTTCGCAATCAGATTATATAAGAGCAGTATCATGCGGATTAGGGATAGCCGCCCTTGCAGAGCCTGAAGAAGAATTAAAAGAGTCAGTTTCCGCATCGATTGGGGTAGCGGCAGGAATCACGACACAATCCGATTATATAAGGTCTGTTTCTGGCTCATTAGGTGTAGCTGCAGGAGTTACGGCCCAACTGAACATACCAAAATCCCTTAATTGCGCCATAGGGATTGCAGTATCCATTACTACCCAAGCAGATTATAACGCAATTGTTTCAGCAGGTATTGGGGTAGCGGCAGAAACCGGAAGATTATCGGAATTAACTCAAGCGATATCTTGCGGAATTGGGATATCGGCTACAGTTTCGACACAAGCAGATTATTTAAGATCCATAAGCTGTGGAATCGGGATAGATGCAGCCGTTACCGCACAAAGAAACGTGCCACAAGCCATAAGCTCCGGAATCGGGATAAATGCTGCAATAAGCCATCAATCTGACTATTTAAGGGCCGTGGCAGCTTCCCTAGGGATATCTGTAGACATTGAAGAATCGGGGGGGGCCGAAGAATTAGTAGCGGCAAACATAGGCATTTCAGGATCCATCACAACACAAGCAAACTTCGCCAGGTCAGTTGCACTAGGAGTCGGAATAACAGCGACAATAGAAGAAATCCAAGGAAAGATCCAATCGATAGATTCAGCGATAGGAATAACTGCTGAGATAACGGCCATTGAAACTTATAATAGATCATTGTCTTGCGGCATAGGGATGGCCGCAGGGATATCCTCACAATCAACATACTCCAGGGCCTTAGTCTGCAGTATAGGATTGACCGGATTAGTTACCATCCCGGCATTTGAAATTGTCGCATGTGGATTAGGGATAAACGCAGCAGTCACCCACCAAGCAGATTTTAATCAAGACGTATCTTGCGGAATTGGATTAACCGTATCAATCACAAAAGAAATGCCCAGGGAAATATCCTGCGGAATTGGATTGACTTCTGCAATAATCACACAAGCCGATTTTAATAGAGCCGTTAATTCAGGGATTGGATTATCTTTCGGGACACTTGGGGAGCAAGGATACATTCGCAACGTTTCATGCGGAATCGGGATGGCCCTGGGTGTATCTCGTACCCTAGCCTATTTGAGGAATATACCTGCAAATTTAGGCCTGGATGTAACCGTTTCACATAGTGAAACGTTCACAAGATCAGTTAGCTCCGGAATCGGACTCGCAATATCCCCGATAACACAAGCTGACTTCCTGCGAGGCATAACTTCTGGAATCGGCCTCACGGCAATGGTCACGCATAAAGTCTACACGGACCTGGACAACTACAATGTCGAAAAGGTAACAGTTTCGAAGAATATCCAGGATGCGATGTGGCAAACAAACGTCTACATAGATGGAACAACAATCCCGGCATACTTCAGGCATTACATCATTGAAATGACTGACTACGCTGATGTTTCCCATACAGTATTCCATGGATTTTTCCCCAATGCGGATTATAATCTAAACGTGGCAAATAACAAGGTCACCCTCACAGCATACGATTATGGGTGGTATCTAGCTGCCCAATACGTTCCAAATACATACAGAATAACAAGCTCTGCAGCAAATCCATCTGCAATAATATTGGCCCTATTAGGAGGGGATTCATGGAGGAATACAACAGGGATAGAGCCATACAATATCCAAGACGTGGATGCATGGGGAACTACGCTCACGGCCAAGAGTTTCGTGTTTGATAAAAAGACTTCCAAAAAACAGGCCATTGATGAAATCTGCACTTACACCAATCATATATTTGTCTTGAAATGGAGGATAGACGGAGTCACAGGGGAGGTGGTCCCATGCGCCTACTTCATACATGAGGATGACGTAGACACAGAATTGGACCTGCCTTCAAAAGTCACTTTCACAAGTCCATCCGTATATGTCAAAAACGGCATAAAGATAGAAGATAAGCAAAATGAAAAGGTCAATCGTGTCAGGGTAGCCGGGGCCAATCCAATAACAGGGGATTGGTACGAGGCAGTTGTGGAAAGTGCAGGAGTAACTTACGGTGACGAAATCGCCATAGAATACTACGCTGAAAGTTCAAATCTCGACACCCAACAAAAAGTGGATGATAAGGCCCAGGCATTATTCGACTTTTTCAATACCGTAGCCAAAACATACACCGCAACTTTAATCGGAAGGGCGGACTTGGAATTATACCAACTTGTGAATTTTTCGGGGTATTCGCTCATAGGAACAGAGGACATGAGGATAATTGGGATAAGTTACACCGATTACGGTACGCACAACGAAACAACAATCCAATTCACATCGGACCAGGCATTATCGGATTTAAAGGCCCTAAATCGTTCAATGGGTGGGGACATCTACAATAATACCACAAATATTTTAAATCATTATTTCATAGATTTAACAAAGATAGCCGTAGGAACAATAACAGGAATAGACGGAAATTCCGCAACAATAGAACTCGAAGATGGCTCTGGATTTGTAACGGCTAGATTAATCAATCAGGATGAATAAAAATGGCCCATGTAGGATCCACCGGATTAATATTTCCAATACGCCAAATGAAAGGCAATACGATTTTTCTAGAGAGCGCCACAGCAAACATTGGGGACCTGGAGGCCCTAATTCCAATCATGCTCGATCCAGGAAATCAAATAAGTTTTAAATCCGGCCATTGCCGGGTAGGGGATCAAGTAGTGGTCCTTCCAGCATGGGGGAAAAAAGACCAATTCATAGCAATCAAGGGATGGGGAGCTTACGAGGTAACAAATGAAGGAACGTTATATTTTAATAAGTTGGATTGGATTTATGAGGGATATCCGGCACGTTGCACTACATACGATGATGGCTACATCTGGAAAGAACGATTTGAATGGACAACTATACCAAACGTGCCTTACGGGTATCCAGATTATTACGATTTAAGAGTTATGAGAAAAGGATTAAATGGCCATCCAGATGTACATATAACTAATTATCCTCAAAATTGTAGTGATGGAACATCGGTCTATTATGATGATTTAAATGTTTTATATTCTATTGCTGACCCTTATATTGCAGAGGGATTCCATTTACCTTATGGTGCGGATTATAAACACTATTATTACACCGCATTTCCAAGCAGGGATGGGATTTGTGGAACAATAGAATTAGGTTCGACTTGGTACGATGATGCATTCTGCCCGGCATACGTGGAGCCACCTGCAGAAAATCCAGATGGTATAAGTGCAACATACTACCAAGATAGCATTACAGTTTCTTGGCCTTTAAGCGACAATATAGACGACCTTATACTCATCAGATTTAAAAAATCAGAAACACCGCCAACAGTTGTCCCCACACCGTTGGACTCGGAATACGGAGTCATAGAAGGTCACGGTGACCTAGTTTATTTTGGATATAGAAATAACGGCCCTGGAAATTTTACACATGAAAATCTTGAATACCTAGAAACTTACACTTATACAATCTGGAATATCGAAACTAGGCTAGATGAAGATGGGGATCCAATTTATGTTTATAATAGCTATGAAGATGGAGGATGGCATTATCCAAGAACGGATCCTGTTTATGTCACCCTTCTTCTTGAAGCTCCTGCCGCAATAAACTTAATTTTAAACTCTACATTCGATGAAAATTTATACGGATGGATACCCCATACTGTAGACGGTCAACCAGCAGTTATATGGATAAGTGATGGAGAAGGGGGGGGGAAAGCTAGATTTAATCTACAATGGACTTGTGTGATGTACCACAGCACTCAACCAGGCCTACATCCCACAACCATAATTAGAAATAGGGTACAAACTTTATTTTTCGAATTGAGTTCTGGCAGCTGTCCGATTTATTATGGCCAAAGGGCACTCGCAGGTATCGGTCTAGACTTTCGTACACTTGATCCTGGTGATCCATCAGGATATACTACAATTGTCAATTTTCTATTTACGCCATGTGCAGATATAAGTCCTGTTGGCCCTATATCTAGACAAATAATCGTCAAGGGAATAAGTATGGAAACGCTACAAGGTATGACTCTTGAAGAAATATACGAAACTTATAAAACTCAAGGAGATAACCTATACGAACATCAAGATTGGACTTGGGCAGAATGTTGCATCGATGCTGTAATGGTATCTCTTTTTGGAAATACGTACAGGACTGTGGATAATATTTATTTATGGGAACACGTCTCAAATAAATGCGACATCAACGGAGATCCAATAATTGAATAGCAAATGTTATAAACTTCTTTTTCCTAAACTTTATGAGGATTAATGTCGTAATCCTTTTTCGTGCCAAAGATTCTTTCATAAGAAACCCAGGGGCCACACCACCACGTGGCCCCACAATTTTAAGTTCATTTTTACTCATTACCAATTAGTAATATACCAAACCGTATTATTTTTTGTATATTAAATTTCTTATGTGTATTGCTTAACAATCATAAAAGTATTAAAAGAAAAGGGCTTTTTGTTTAATATAAGTTGGAAGTTTTAAAGAATATTTTAATAAAATTATTTACTGCGTATAATATCCATTATACGCAACCATCTGAATTAAGAATTTTAGAAAGGTGGCTTGTTTAATTTCTCCACTTCTTTATTTTTTTCCCATTGAACGTTTCTATGTTCTCTTGAGTTTTCATAGTCTATTGCAAGATATTTTTTATCCGCAAATCTTCAAAACAATTTTGGCAACTCACCCTCTTTGCTTCCTCATAAGATTCAATACCCTTTCTAATTGTTCTCATATAAAGTTTATTTTTACATGGAACATATTGAATCTTAACCACTTTAAACTTTTCCATGTTCCTAACACTCTCCACATATAAATATATGTCTTTCTTTCATGTCGTCTAAATCTTCATAATCATCTTCCCACCCTTCATAAGGTTCATATTCAAAATCTTCCCCACACATAAAACATTTAACTCTCATGTTCACCACCTTCCACACTCTTATAAATTGCTTCGATAATCTCTTTAACCTCTTCATCTTTTGCTGTTTTGGGGATTACAACATAAACACTTTTTATTATTGTATCACTATCCGACACATTTAAATACCAATTTATTTCCCCATCTTCCTCGACTACTAAATTAACAGGGATAGTATTAAACTCTTGTTCCCCAACAATCTCAAACTCAAAATTTGTGGAGATGTCATTAACTATAATCTTATCCCCGACTTTCTTTTTTAACTTTCTTCTTTTCCAATCTTCTTTCCAGCTTGAGATTATTATAATTGCAATAAATCCAACTGCAATCATCCCCCCTATCCCAAAAATATAGATAATTATTTCTTCAATTCCCATAATATCTCTTTTAATATCTTTGTAGTATTCCACTATCAAATAAAATATCATTAATTACTTTAAATAGCCCAAGCAACATCAAAACAATTAATATTTTTATTATTATCATTATCTCCCCGCCGCCATCTTTTCTTTCATCTTCTGTGTTTTGATATAACTTTCCTTGTGAGAAATTAATCGCCTTTCTGCGAGTTCCCTGAAATCTGCAAGATTGTTGTTCGGGTGTTTCCTGTTGAAATATTTTAAGAGTTCATCGAAGCTGTCAAACGGAGTTATATTGTATCTTGCATTTCCATGCATTTGCTCATAAAGATTGAGCTTTCCTTTTGACAATGATATTTCAAAAGCAATACCATCGTAGAACTTTGTCATTAACAAAAATCCTGCTGTGTTGTGAAATTCAATAAGTTGTTTCATTTCCCCACCTTTTTTAATTCGTCTTTCAAAATCTTATAGCTTTCTTCAAGTTCATCAAGCCTGTTCAACTGCCTTGCGAGTTCCTCGACTGTCATGTATTCTGTTTCGTCTTTAGATGGAAGCCTTGAAGCGGCCTCAACTAACAAGTCAATTCCGTTATAAACATCTTCTTTTGATACCATCATATCACCTTCAAAGCCCTACACCTGTGGCCGATGTATTTTCCCTCTGCACAATGCAAAACTTTTTCTTTTGCCTCATGCTCATTGTTTGCCTCAACTTCAAATGTTGTCGATTCGATTATTCTGTATGTTGGCATTTTCACACCCCCAATTTTTTCTGTGCTTCATACCCATTTGGCCTGTGACCGAAGTTGCAGGTCTTGACGTGAAAATCGTATTCTGTTTGATTTAAAATTTCCCTTCCACAATACGGGCATTTCATTTTAAGGCCTCCACTGTGTGAATCCGTTTGAATCTGTGTATATCATTTCATCAAATATTGAATTTGCATCGTCTTCTGTCGTGTTGCCATCTGCTATAAATTTTTGGTTTGCCGGATCTGCTTCAAATCGCCTTCTAACGCATGAATTCTTCGGCCTTCCAGAACCGGGATATGTTTCAACAACCCAGTCAAAATCTATCTCTAAATCCTCTTTTGCTTGTTTCATATTATCACCACTACATAATATGTGCAATTGCTTTATATATGTTGTGGTGTATATGGAAAGATATATAAACACATACCTGTTATTTGTGTTGCCTGAATAAGGTCAACAACATGAGGAATAAACATGACTAAACAAAACAAAGAAAAAATGGCCCCTTCTATAATGAAGGGGGCGAGACTTTTTTTAGAGAAGGAAAAAGGCCTTGGCATCATAAGGCCAACAAAAGGATTTAAGATCGTGGGGGGGATTTAATGGTAGCATTACCGCAAAAGGATGCAAAGATGTCTGATGAGAATTGGAAGATACTACTCGAACACTTCAAAGACGAAAAGACACTTGTAGCCGCAATAAGTGCAAAGGCCGAAGAAAAGGCCTGTTCTTTTCCAGGGGCGGCAGAATTGGTATTAAAGGGAATTTCGCCTGAAGAACCAAAGGAAGAAAAGACCGTGGCCGTAAAGACCGAATTTGTTTCAAGTCAAAGAATTGAACACCCGGTTGCGATTGTACCCACATCATCTCAAAATCTGGTTATGCCAGTTGCACCGCTTGACGATATCGTTGTGGCTATGGATATGTACCAGGAAACGATGGACAGGATTGGAAAGCCAGCCGACTACCAAAAGATAGGCGATAAAGCGTTTCCAAAGAAATCTCTGGTTAGAAAACTAGCCGTAGCATTTAACTTGACAGAACAGATACTCTGGATAGAAGAAGAAAAAGATGGGGAAGGCAGAATCATCACAGCCAAAGCAATGGCCAGAATAACAGCACCAAATGGGAAAGTGGTTGAAGAAATCGGCGTATGTTCAAGCTATGACAAGAAAGGTGGTAGGGCTTCATTCTCAAATCCTGAACACGACATCAGGGCAACAGCCGTCACAAGGGCCAAGAACAGGGCAATTCTGAACATGGTCGGAAAAGGAAGTGTCAGCGCAGAGGAAGTCGAGGGATAGAATGCAAACTGATGAAGAAAGGGCCGAAGAAGAGCTGATAGGGAAAGTCAAGGATGCAATGGCAAAAATGCCAGATGCAGGATCCGCAGCAATAGCAAAACACCTAGGCTTAGATCAGCTAGATGTCGAAATGGCAATGAATGATATCTACCAGGAAATGGAACTAGCCAACATAGCGCAGATAACAAAGGCTGAAGAAGATCCGAAAATCCAAAAAAATGTGGTCCGGGGTATTGAAGGCCCTGATGGTGGCCCAATCTCAACACCTGTGAATAAAAGCCCAAAAGCCGAAGAACAGAAGATCATCAAAGAATGCATGGACTTCCTACTAGCCTACGGCAAGAACAAGGCCCCAACAACAGCCGGGAAGGATGCCGCCCCAAATGCAGAAGGATGGCTCAAAGAAAAGATCCAAATCGAAAAGGACAAAGTCGGAGGGCTGCTCTCTGATGAAGGGGCCGTCATGGTCCTTGCCAGGGCCAGGGGATGGGCCGGAATCAAAGAAGAATTCGGAACTGAAGAACTGACACCGTTAGACGAAGATGGTCTAGCAGATGAATTCAAGATGAGCGACAAAGGATACATCAACATTGTGACAATCATAAAAGACGTGGGGCCAAAATTAAGGCCATCAAATCCAGAATATGAAACAGCGCAATGTGCCGTCAAGGTCACTGATGGAAAGAACTTCAAACTGATAACATTCAAAGACCACAAGGGAAAAGACGGATCCGCCGGGAACTTTTTATGTGACCTGATGCAGAGGATAAGCCCGGCGGTCTATGGGAAAAGAATTTCCGTCAGGGTGAAAGGATTCCAACCACAGGGGAAAAAGGAAATCTACCTTGGAACAACGCTCTACTCAAAGTTTAAAGTTTTAGATTAAATTTTAATTTTTTATTTTTTTAAGATAAAAAACGGTGAAAAAGCAACGTATAATAGCACTTATACGCAATAAATAAAGGGGTGTAAAAATGAGTGAATGTTATTATTGGGAAGAAGGACAATGCACAGAACCAAATTGTCAGTTTTTGATAAATGGAAAATGCACAGCAAAGGATGAAGATTTGATTACAGAAGAAGAATTTGAGGAAATGTTGGAGAAAGAAACCAACCAAGGTGATTAAAAATGAACGACGAAGAATTTGGAAAGTATTTTGAAAAATTAGTCGTTTTGTTTAATATTAACTCTTTAGGCGACTCATATAAGAAGGTAAGAGAAAAAACAGCAAAAGATTGTGTAAAACAAATTCTTGAAGAAATCGAGAGTAATGCAATTAAAAAAGCACCAAGACATGAATTACAAGTGGAGTTGTTTGAAATTGATGAACCATTTTAAAGAGGCTAAATCAAGGTGATGTAAATGAAAAGAATAGAATTTGATTTGATTTACAAAGCAATAACTACAAACGAATACAACATAAGACAAGAAGATGGCATAGTGATTATAGAACTATATACTCTACGAGAAAAGATAAGACGATATTTTAGATGGTTTGTAGTTTTGCCACTGATGATACAAAGAAAAAGATTAAACCAAAGGTGATTAAATGGAAATGGAAGATGAATTATTTTGTGTTATAATTTGGAGAAAATGCCGAGAAGAAGATTGTTATATCCATAAACAATGTAAGAAATATTTGCAGTGGAAAAGTTCTATGAAAGAGGCTAAACCATGACCACTTATTATAGCATTTGCAAAAGAGTAGTTTGTGGCATTACAGGAAAAAGATGTGACCTTATGAAGTCCAAAGCAGAAGTATTAATTGAAATAGTGTTGTGTAACAAACGACTTGAAAAAGTTAAAGCTTTCCCATCAGCATATCGCTTTTGGGAAGTGTATATCCAAGCATTAAAATAGGTATTAGAAGAAGGTGAACCGAAGTGAAGACACCGATTGAATTCTGCCCCGTCTGCAACTGCTTTTATTACGACATTACTGGGAAGAAGCTCTGCCCGCATGAGACGGATTATCCACATGATGCAATTAAAAGCAAGGTGAAAACAAGTTGAAAGATTATTTGAGTTACGGGGGGGGGGTCGATAGCACCGCATTACTATTATTTTTAAAATATGTTGAAAAGATTGGGTTCGAGGCTGTCTTTGTGGATACAGGATGTGAGAAACCCGAAACTCTTGATTATGTAAAAATGATTGATAATGATGTTCATAAAGTAACAACTTTAATACCTGACTTTGAAGGCTCACAGAGTTTATATGACCACTGCAAGAAAAAGAATATAATCCCTTCACTGTGTAATCGGTGGTGCACTGGAAAGGCCAAGATCCGCACAATGCGTAAATATATGGAAAGGCCATGCAATGTTCACATTGGGATAGGTTGGTATGAAAGGGGGAGGATAGCCGAAAAGACTTTCAAAAAAGGAATCACGCCCCAATATATTTTAGAACGTGAGGGATACACAAGACAAGATTGCATATCATTGATTCAAGAATATAAATTACCAGTTCCTATAAAATCGAGTTGTTTTATTTGCCCTTTTATGAAGAAGAAAGAAGTAAAACAATTGTGGGTTAATCATCCTGATTTGGTCATGAAAGCCAGTGAGCTTGAAAAGACCTGCAAATATGACACATATATTGTGGGCCATAAACCCATTTTGAGTTATGTTCCACATAAAACAAGAAAATTAATTGAGTGTGAGAATTAACAACCCATTTATAAATAGGGCCAAAACAAATTGACAAGAGGTTTATATATCACAATATGGCAAAAGATATAATATTGTATTATAAAAGTTACATATGTAACATTTATTAAACAAACAATCTTGGTTTTCAAATGCCAATAAACCCACATCTCGAATTTTGGCAAAAAACGGCTTTTATTTATAATTATTTTTAATCGTGTTCTATAAATTATATTGAACTGTTCGACCACAAGCTTTTATTCAAAGCCATTTTTTCGCAAATCATGTTTATGTATCGTTTACCCTACCCTTAATCAAAATTAAATGAAAAAACAATAAAACACAAAGAAATGTTGGAAGGGCCGGGTGATAATATGACTTCTGTGATTCAGAAATGCGGCCCTTCCTGGGGCGGTGGTATTATGGATGATGACAAAATACCCCAATACTGAATATCCTCATCGAGTATATAAATGTTACACTTTGCCGCATTTTTATCCAACCGAAAGTTATATATATCACAACATATATTCTAAATTGTAATATTGAATTGAAAATAAGGTAGGTGAAAAATAAATATGGGTGAAGAATCAAAATCGAATGATACCTGCAACTGCCCAAGATGTGGAAGTCAGGTAATAATATTTGAAGCGAATGTGACACAGATAGCAAATCAGGCACATATCAATATCCCCAAGGCCGTTGAAGGCAAACTGGAGATATCGAGCAGATCCGAAAAAAAGCCGTATGTAATAACAATGGTCAGAAAAGAAGGGGATTGAGATGTCAAAGGATGATGACAACACAAGGTGTCCGCACTGCAAGAGTTCCGAATATACTTCACCTGAAACTGAAGAAGTTATTATTGGTGGAGTCCTGCAGATAATTTACCGTTGTTGGAAATGTAAAAAGACTTTCAGCGAGAGGGTGGCTTAAAACGTCTTTACCAATAATACCAACAATACCAAGATACTACTTGTGTGTATGTATAGTAATATAATATATAGTAGTATAACACACACACATAGAGACACATGGTAAAGTTGGTAAAGTTGGTATTTTGGAGGCAAAAACGTGGATAAAGAGATATTGAATTACATCAAAGAGGGCGTAGACACCAGGCCAAGGCTACTCGAACATTTTCCAAGCTCGACTTTAATCTTTCACATAAACAATCTGAAAGCGAAGGGATACATCACAAAAGAGACGGATAACAAGGCCGCAAAATATGCCATCACGATAGACGGCATAAAACACCTTAAAACAATGAAAGTCTTTTCCCAGGACAAAAAGGTAGATCCGAAAGAAACAATCGAACTGCTCACGACAGAATTTAACAAACAGATAATCTTCCCCGATGATACGGTCCGGGACATCTTTATGACGATACCCTTCTGTGCAGGAAAGTACGGCAGAAACACCATAGGCCTACTAGCAAATATAATCGGGGACTACGGCAGGGGAAAGACAATAATCTCAAACATATATAACGAGATAATCCCAGAGGGCCGATTCGGATACGTGGACTGCAGGGACATCTACGGTGACAGGGGCATAGAGAACACCTTCAAGAAGATAACAACATCAAATCCGCACATATTCGTGGTAGATGAGTTCGGAAATCTGCGAGGGGTAAAACTCCGTGCATTGTTAAAATATATCGAGCAGAATGATTACCCAGTCGTACTTTTAGGCAATCCAAGCGGAATAAAAGCGGACTGGCAAAAAGACACCTTCGTTGGATGGATGGAAACAGCGCTGAAAGACGACACGCAAACGGCCCATAGCTTCCTGGACAGGATACACATCTTCGGGTATATGCCGCCACTCCGGGCAACAGAAAGAAAGAAACTCGCCAGGATAATATTCGATGAGGATACGGCAGATTTGACTGACGTGGGAATATTCCTGCAGCAACAGCGAAGAAAATCGATAAGGCCCTCAAAAGAGGGGTGGACCGCACTCGACTCAATCCTGGACAAGGTATCCGATCAGATCACAAGTGATAAGGACATCACCGTGGACAGAACGCTTGAAACAAACCTACATGGAAAAATGCACGTAGAAAGGACAAAGGAAAATCTGAACCTGGAATGGTTCTTCGGAGGGAAATCCGGGACCAGATTCCAGATGGCTCTTATATCCCTGGCAAGGGGAAGGGCAGCAATCGAAGGCTCATGGACAATTGAGCCGGAACACTTCGAAAAGGCATTTGACATGAAATGCCATTTTTTAAAACAGATATATAAAATCGACATGAGAAAAAAGGTGGGACTATGATGGATGAAGTGAAAGAAATGCTTGTGCTGTTACAGGCAACACAAGAAAAGAGAGAAAAGTTCCAGGCTAAATACTTGGAATTAAAAAGAAAGTTTGAAGAAGAGAATAAAGAACTGATAGAGAATTTAGCAAATGCAAATATTGCTGAAGGTCAATACAAAGGAATAATCAGGGAAATAGTAGGTGAGCAATATTCAAAGGATCACGAAAAGAAAAGGCCATGGGGAATATCCATAAGGGTAGAACGGACATTTTTTTATGATCCGAAAGAGGCCTTTGAATGGGCCAAAGAACACAAGGTCGCCCTGCAGCTAGACGAAAAGAAATTCAAGGATGCCATAAAATCA